CCCTACTTTAACAAATCGACTATACTTGAGCATTTCTAACGCGCACATTCTAAGGGTGGCGCGGACGCGTGCTTAGGCACGCGTCATGGGACCAGAGGGCTTTGGTTTATCCAGTAACAGCTGGTCCAATGCCCCTTTGACTGTGGTACCATAAGGGATGTACCCTGCAGCAACATCTATGAGTGGATGATACTTGTTGTAGGTGCGGCGAATGGCTTCTACTACCTTCTTGAAGTCATTGTATGACGCCGGGTAGAACGGGATGTGGTGCTCGAACAAACCAAAAGCTAACTGTATAGCGGCTGGGTCATAAGCTACGCCATCTACACCTGTTGCATTGGACACCTGGTATTCAATAACCATGGATACCGAGATGCGCAACTGCCAGCGAGGGGCGGTGGTCGTCGACCAGGTGGCGGGCGGGACATAGTGGATTATGTTCGCCTTCCAACCTGGGAGGTCGGCGGAGCTCACGCTACCAACTGTGGGCACGTTGACATTTCCACCCAGATAATCTATCATGGTGGACTCGCTGTCATCGTATGATCGCCACAGGTTGTAATTAGCTTTGTTGTTTGGCTGTAAAGTGGCGTAGACACCGGCGTCGCCTTGGAATTGGGCGATAACATTGCTGCCTGCTTGGGACAGGTAAACTGCCCAGCCAGCCGTGTTATTGATGTCATTGTATTTCGATGTGGTAGCTTGCGAGCTACACGTGAAATACCCACCTCGATACATTTGTTCCCCCACATTGTCTACTGTCATTGACTTCGCTACGAGGCGTAGCTTGTTCTCCTTCGATGTCGCGATGGTGGTAATGATGGAATTAACGTCATCATTGCCTTCTGTCGAATATCCGACGACCTGTCTTGTTGCTCCTGAAATGGTGGCTACGCCGTGGTGTACAATCATGACCGGACGGATGTTCTCATCTTGGATGATGAAGACTTCTGACCAATCGATGTTGGTTCCACTTGGAAGATTTGTGTAGGCTCCATTACTAATATACCACGCCGTTTGCGGTGACGCGGGAACTAGATAAGTGTTCTGCAAATTAAAGACACGGGTCGGGACTGAATTACCATCGGGAATTCCTTGACAAGCGTAATCGTGTAGATGTGCTGGGTCCATGAGGGTTCGGAGATAAGCAGATGATGAGTACGGTGGTTGGCGGAGTGCGGCGCTCACAGAGCGGGTGGCGGCAATAGTCGAATTGAGAGACCGTTTACCTGCCCGTTTGCTTCTCCTTGTCCGTTTCTGCTTGGGTTTTTGTGTAGAGTTTGACTGCATTAACCTTTCTTCTGAATTCGGTTTCGTCGGGTCTGCGCGGGATGTCGAAGATAAACCCTTGCGGCGCCATATGGAACCTCCAGTCGCGTGTGAGAAGCCCTTCAATTCGATACTGTTCTCTAACAGTAATTCCTTGAGTTCGTTCGCACCATGCGCGATCAAGTGCTGTTGGCCGGAGGCTGAATCTGGACTCGTCACCTGCACTTTCTGCACCGACTCCATTCTCTCTGGTATATCGGCGGAAGTCATCAGTCGAAGCTGTTGTTGCGCGGCTGATTGACCATGCAAGCGCCCAAACAATGGGTGTAGTGGCATATTGACAGAGGTAAGCGAGGGCTTTTCCTCCGAGCCACTGATCGAATCCGGGGGTGGCGGGGTCACGGTCGGTGACATTGAGGCGGTCAAGGGCTCTGGCGATTTGGGCTCTTGGTCCTGGGGGATCGAGGGTCCAGTAACGGGAGAGGAAGACAACTCTATCTCTTTCTCTCCATCGTCCTTCGAGTCTGACATCAAGTCCAAACCGTTTGAAATCTTCGACGAGCCATCCTGCGGACTGCTCATCGTTTGTGAATGCAAGGTTATCGTCTCCGGAGTTGTACACGGCAAAGCTCCGGGGGCGGCGTAGGGCTGAGTATATCGTAATTGCGAGAATTGCGAGCACTGCGAATAGACTTGTGCAGCGTTCGCCACTATGGACGGATCCATTATCATCGAACACAAAGTAATGCATAAAGCAGGATCTGCCTTCGAAGACATAGCTTGGGCACCCAGTGAAGCGACTAAACTCCGCGCATAGGATTCTTCGAAACCGTGGGCATACACTTCGATCGAAGCCTGAGATGTCTGTGGACGATACGAGATCATCGGTTGGGTAATAGACGCCTCTGGCGACTTCGGCATCGGATTTCCCCTTTGCGACAGGGAAAACTGTGTAAACGGCGTGTTCGATTTCGCTTGCGTAAAAGCTTGTGATCGCGTTATAGTCCGCTCTGAAGGAGTGGATTGCACGGGCTTGCTTAACCTCGGGATCGATTGCTCCATCACCCGGCCAGGGGGCTGGGATGGCTTCGCGTTTAAGGAAGCCGGAATAGGAGTGGCGGTCGGTGGCGCCGGGGTTGGTGATTGCTTGTCTTCTTTTGGTTTCGCCTCCTTTGGTTTTCGCTCTGGTGATATAGGCTTCTGGCCCTTCTGTTCGACCTTCGGGTCGTGGCCAGTCAGCACCTCTTGTTGCAATGAAGCCTGCTGCTTCTCGGGAGATATCTCTTGCTGTTTCTGGATAGGTTGGCAGGATTGAGTAGAGACCAATAAGTGCTTCTTCGCCATTACCGCTGCGAAGTTGCCCTTGATGGTTGCTTGCGTTATTCTCTTCATCGTGATTGCTGCGCGAATCACCTTCATCCTGTCCGGTCCCAGCGCATCCAACCATACCCAAGTATTTGTGAAACCGGGCACGGTCAGGAAAATCATATCCTTGTTTTCTGGATCTTGAATCCAGTGTGCTGACATCCATGCGATTGTATCGAAACCAGCCCGATCCAAGGATATAAC